ATTTGCTGCTAATGGTGTTGTTCCATATCGCAAAGTCGGTGTTGTTAATTCACCAACATATTTTAAATATGGAGGATCGAATCTTGGCATCATGGGAGAAGCCGGCCCGGAGGCGATAATGCCGTTGAAACGTGGTCGTGGTGGCAAGTTAGGAGTTATTGCTCAAGGAGGAGGAGGGGCTAATATAACTGTAAATGTTGATGCTTCTGGAAGTTCAGTAGAGGGTGATGAAAGTGCTGGTCGCCAGCTAGGTGAGGTGATAGCATCAGCGATACAATCTCAACTTATTGAACAAAAAAGACCGGGAGGTATTCTTGCATAATGGCTAATTTTCCAAGTATTGAACCGAGTTTTCCAGTAAGGAAGTTATCAAAACCTAGAACAAGAACTGTTGTTTTTGGTGATTCTTATGAACATAGACTTCTTTTTGGTTTAAATCAAAATCCAAAAATATTTAATTTAACTTGGAAAAATATTTCAGAAACAGACTCAGATACTATTGAGACATTTTTAGATGCTCGTGCTGTAGATTCTGCAAGTTTTACTTATACGCCTCCTAATGAACCAAGTGCTATGCAATTTAAATGTACTGATTGGAGTAAGCAAATACAATTTCCTAATAGAGCAACAATACAAGCAACATTTACTCAAGTCTTTGAACCAGCAACTTAATGGCTACTACTTGGAGCGCTAGTACTGCTTTATCTGTTGGTAACATTATTGCACCAACATCAGCAAATGCAGGGTTGTTTTTTAAAGTTACAGTTGCTGGAACTACTGGATCATCAGAGCCTCCTTGGGCGACTACTATTGGAGAAACTGTATACGATAATAATGTTAGATACGTTTCTTTTAGTGCGACTTTTAGTGACTTACAACCTATAAATCCAAGTGCAATAATTGAATTATTTACTTTACAACTTGATAGTACTTTGCATGGTGCTACAACTGTTTATAGATTTCATGGTGGAAGTAACATGAACGCGAATGGTGAGATTGTATGGGCTGGTAATACATATCTTAGATTCCCAATAGAAGTGTCTGGTTTTGCTTTTCAAAATGGTCAGCTTCCAAGACCAAAACTTGTTGTCAGTAATGCTACTGGTTTGATATCTGCAATACTTTTAACAGTAAATGAAACAACAAGTGGAAACGATTTGACAGGAGCTACAGTTACAAGAATTAGAACTTTAGCTAAGTTTCTGGATGCTGCAAATTTTTCTGGAGGCAGTAATCCATATGGAACTCCTGACCCCACAGCAGAATTTCCAAAAGAAATTTATTCTATAGATCGCAAAGCAACAGAAACTAGAGAGATTGTTGAATTTGAATTAGCTTCAGTTTTAGATCTTGTTGGCATAACTTGTCCAAAACGACAATGTACAAGGGCTGAATTTCCTTCTATAGGAACTTTTGTAGGATGAATTGGAAAGATCGTGCATTGGCTCATGCTAAAGAGCAAGATCCAAAAGAGTCTTGTGGTTTATTATTAAATATTCGTGGAAAAGAAAGATATTATCCTTGTCGTAATTTGTCAATGACAAATCATCAATGCTTTATTCTTGATCCAGAAGATTATGTAAAAGCAGATAATACAGGAGAGATAACAGCTATAGTTCATAGTCATCCTGTGACACCTCCTATACCTAGTCAGGCAGATAAAATAAGTTGTGAGCAAAGTAATTTGCCTTGGTATATTGTTAATCCTAAAACTGAGCAATGGGGTTTTTATAAGCCAGAGGGTTACAAACCTCCAATACTTGGTAGGCCGTGGGTGTGGGGAGTGACTGACTGCTGGAGTTTAGTTGTTGATTGGTATAAGGAAGAAAAAGGAATAAAACTATTAGACTATAAAAGACCAACTACACCAGAAGAATTTTTAGAAAATCCAGTATTTGAAAAGTACTTACCCAGTAGAGGTTTTAGGTTATTAGAACCAAATGAAAAGTTGATAGATGGTGATGTTTTGGCAATGAGTATTTTTGGTCAAGGTTTAAATCATGTAGCGATTTTCTTAAATGGAGATGTTTTGCATCATTTAACCGATAGACTATCTTGTATAGAGCCTTATTCTGAATGGTTACTGAAATGTACAGGAGGTAGGTATCGTTATGCTTCGTAAAGTTAAATTATATGGAGAATTAGCAGAATTTATCGGCCATAAAGAATTTGAGGCATTTGTTGACAATGTTGGAGAAGCTGTTAGTTTTCTAATTCATAATTTTCCAGATTTAGAATCATATATGTCTGCAAAATATTATCAAGTTAAGGTTGGTAATTATAGTATTTCTGAAGAAGAAGTTTGTTATCCAATAGGTACAGAAGATATACATTTTGTTCCTGTTATCTCTGGTTCTGGAGGTGTTGGAAGAATTCTTGGTGGTGCTGCATTAATTGGTTTAGGGCTTGGCCCATTAGGTGCAAAATTTGCTTTTAGTACTGGTATAACTGGTACTTTCATAGGGAAAGCTGCTGTTTTTGCTGGTGGTGCTTTAGTTTTAGGAGGAGTAAGTGAAATGTTATTTCCGATGCCGAGTGAGCAACAATTTAGTTCAGAAGAAGATCCAAGATTATCTTTTAGTTTTTCAGGGGTGCAAAATACTAGCAGGGCCGGAACTCCAGTTCCTATTGTATATGGAGAAATATTCACCGGATCGGTCGTGATCTCTGCTGCAATCGACAATAATCAAATAGAAGCATGACTTACAACGGAAAAATTATACAAGGTTCTGGCGGTGGTGGAGGTAGTAAAACTCCAGATCCACCATATCGCGCTCCAGATTCTTTACATAGTAGAAGTTTTGCTACTATCCAAGACTTGATTTCTGAGGGAGAAATTGAGGGTTTTGCTAGTGCATCGAAAGAAGGACTAACTAAAGGAACAGTTGCATATGACAATGCATCGTTAAAAGATGTATTTCTTGACGACACTCCAATAATGGCTGCTACTGCCAATAGCTCTAGTCCAGCAGCCGGTGATATTAATTTTCAAGATGTAACCTTTAAATCTAAATTTGGGACATCAAACCAAACAGCAATGAGTGGTATACCAGAAGAAAGTAGATCACCTATAGCAGTTGCGGTAATAGTTCAAAATGCGGATGGAACTGAAAGTGGTGGTTTAACTGGAGCCGTTACAAGACAAATCACTAATACAAACGTAGATGCAGTAATTGTTACTCTTACATGGCCTCAACTGCAAAGATTTGAAGATAACGGTGATATAAATGGTGATAGTGTTTCATATAAAATACAGATAGAGCATGACAATGGTGGATATGTTACAAAGATTGAGTCATCTGTAAGTGGTAGAACTGCTGATGCATATGCAAGAGATCATCGCATACAATTAACGGATGGCTATTCGACTGTAAATATAAGAGTGATTAGAGTTACTGCTGACAGTACACAATCAACAGTTCAAAATGCTTTTGAATTTACTAGTTTTCAAGAGGTTATTGATAATCCTTCTACATATCCAAATAGTGCATATCTTGCTTTACGTTTTGATAGTAAACAATTTAATAGGATTCCAAGTAGAAAATATCGTATTCGTGGAATAAAAGTAAGAATACCCGGCGTTGGTGCTGCAAACTCTGGCACTCCTGTTGTTGACAATGATACTGGCAGAATAGTTTATCCCAGTGGTTATATATTTAACGGAACAATGGGGGCTGCTGTTTATACAAATTGCCCGGCGATGTGTTTACTTGATCTTTTGACTAATACTAGATATGGCTTTGGAGATCATATAACTGATAGTAATTTAGATTTATTTAGTTTTGTAGCTGCTAGTAAATATTCAAATGAGCTTGTTGATGATGGAACAGGTGCTGGTACAACAGAAGCAAGATTTAGCTGTAATGTAAATATTCAAAGTCCTAGTCAAGCTTTTGATGTAATAAATGCTCTTTCTGGTGTTATGAGATGTATGCCAATTTGGTCTGCTGGAAGCGTAACAATATCTCAAGACAAGCCATTAACTCCAAGCTATTTATTTAATTTATCTAATGTAACTGAGCAAGGTTTTAGTTATTCGGGAAGTAGTTTAAAACAAAGGCATTCAATATTTTCTGTAGCTTATTTCAATATGGATTCAAAAGAAGTTGATTTTGAAGTTGTTGGAGATAGCGATAGCGCAGATGATACTACAAGAAGACAAAAATTAGGAACTGCTATTAAAAAAGTTAGTGCATTTGCGTGTACTTCTCGTAATCAAGCAGCTAGGCTTGGAAGGGCAATGATGTTTGCTGAAGAGCTTCAATCAGAAATTATAACTTTTAGTACATCAATAGATGCTGGAGTAGTTGTAAGACCTGGCCAAGTTATTGAAGTTAATGACCCTGTTCGTGCAGGGGTAAGAAGAGGTGGTCGTGTTGTTGCTGCTACAACAGGCACTGTCACTATTGATGCAGAATCCTCTACAAGGCTTACCACAACTGATTCCAATGGAAACATTGATTCAGGGCCGGGTCTGACTAATTCTCCAACGATATCTGTTATTCTTCCTGATGGGACTGTTGAAACAAAATCTATAACTGCTAATTCATCAGGGGTTTTAACATTAAGTTCAACTTTGTCAGCAGTACCAAATGTCAATTCTCCTTATCTCATATCAAGTACTACACTTCAAACACAACAATTTAGAGTTTTACAAGTTGAAGAGAAAAATGCTACAAACTATGCAATTACTGCAATTACATATATAGCAGGCAAATATGATTTTATTGAAAACGGAACTCCGTTACCTTCTAGAACAATTTCATTACTAAATCAGCCTGCTGCACCTCCAAGTGCTTTAACAATATCTGAAAAAACAATCGTTATAAATAATATTGCAAGAAGTAAATTAATTGTAGATTGGCAACCAGTTGAAGGAGTTACACAATATCAAGTCAACTATAAATATAAAGATGGGAACTATGTTTCACAAGTTGTTTTTAGTAGTGACTTTGAGCTTTTAGATACTCCAGTTGGTGAGTACACATTTGAAGTTTTTTCTTATAATGCAGCTTTAAATATATCTGCTAATTCTACGACAAAAACTTTTACCGCTATTGGTAAAACAGCTTTACCTGATAATCCTACTGGTTTAACAATTGAGCCTGTTAATGAAGAGTTTGTGAGACTTAGGTTTAATCAATCCACTGCAATTGACGTTCTTCATGGGGGTCGAGTTTATGTTAGACATACTAATCAAACTGGAGGTTCTGCAACTTTCCAAACAGCCCAAGATGTAATAGAGGCTGTTGCTGGAAGTGCTACTGAAGCAATATGTCCATCTTTAGAAGGAACTTATTTAGTTAAATTTCAAGATGATGGTGGTAGGTTTAGCGCAACAGCAGCAAGAGTTAGCCTTTCTACAGTACAACTTGTAGATTCAATAATTGTTAAAACTGACAGAGAAGATACAGATAGTACTCCATTTAATGGAACAAAAACAAATGTTGTATATGACTCTACTTTAGGAGGATTAAAACTTACTAATCCAGCAACAAATTCTACTGGTACTTATGACTTTGTAGAAACTTTAGATTTAGGAGGTATTTTCTCTCTTCAAATGAAGAGATATTTTCAAGGCGTTGGTTTTTATACTGGAGATCAGTTTGATAATAGAACAGAATTAATCGATACTTGGTTAGATTTTGATGGAAGTATTGCAGAAAATGCAAATGCTAAATTATCTGTAAGAACGACAACCGATACAGGTGGATCGCCTACTTATACTGATTTTAATGATATAGCTAATGGTGCATTTAGAGGAAGACAATTCCAATTTAGAGCTACACTTGAAACAACTGATTCTGCTCAAAATATAAATTTACAACAGCTAGGTTATACAGCAACAATGTCATCAAGAACCGAACAATCTGCTGTGATAGCATCTGGATCAGCAGCAAAGTCAGTTACGTTTACAAACCCATTTTTTGTTGGAACATCTGCACTTGGCAATTTAAACAACTTTTTACCAGCAGTTAGTATTTCTCCACAAAACATGGGTACAGGTGATTACTATGAAATAACAAATGTGTCAGGAACAGGTTTTACAGTTCATTTTAAAAACGCAAGTAATGCTAGTATTGATAGGAACTTTACTTATACCGCTGTTGGTTTTGGTAAAGGGGGTTAACATGGAGAAAAATAGTTATTAACTATGGCTGATGTAACAAATTATACAATCGAAAATGCCTCTGGGGCGAATGTGAGAACTGACCTTAACAATGTTTTTGCTGCAATCCAATCTAGTAATTCTAAATCTACTGATTTGGCTACAAGTCAATGCGTAGCTGGAATGCCTTTTTTAAATACAACAACAAATATATTAAAAATAAGAAATTCAAGTAATAATGCTTTTACAGAAATAGGTAATATTAATACTGCAAATTTAGGTTTGTTGCCGGCTACCGGCGGTACTATGACAGGTGCTTTGTTAGGGCATGATGGTTCTAATGCTGCCGCCCCTGCTTTTTCTTTTGACACAGATACAGATTTAGGATTATTTAGAAATGCTGCCAACGTAATGGGATTTAGTTCTGGTGGTACTGAGCAAATGGTATTTAGTGCTAATGGTATTAGTCTGCGAGGACAAAATGAGATTAGATTTGAAGACTCAAGCGGTGGTCAATATGTTTCCTTAAGATCTCCAGCAACAGTTTCAAGCAGTTTTACTCTTAATTTGCCAACAGCAGATGGAAGTAATGGTCAATTTCTTAAAACAGATGGAAGTGGTAATTTAAGTTTTGGCTCGATAAGTCAAAGCATTACTTTAGGAACAACAGCAATTAGCACCGGCACTCAAGCTACTTCTGTAACAGGCTTAACTAGTGTTACATCAACAGATGTAAACTCAACCACTACAAAAGCAACAACAATAAAAACAAACGCATCAAATAGAGTTGCACCTGTAATTCAAAACTCAAGTGGTACTGAAATCGCAAGGTTATGTAAGGCTTATGTAAACTTCAATGGTCAAGGAAGTGTAGCAAAAAGGGATGATTTTAATGTTACTGGAATCACTGATAATGGAACAGGAAGTTACAATGTTAATTTTGGAACTGCAATGTCAGATGCCAATTATACAGTGGTTTTAAGTCATGACTTTCGATCAGTCAATAACAGAAGTGTAGGTCTTGATAGCAACAATTACAGCACTACTACTTTTAGGTTGACGATAGAAGATGCTACACAAAGTTATAATACTGGTTCAAGTAGAGTGGATTGTAAAATAATAGGTGTTGCAGTCTTTGGTACTACTTAGTTAAGATGACTATCAAGGAGGTAAAAGAATGACAGTTCATTTTGGCGATGGTACGAGTCAAACATCGGCAGCGACATCTGTTACGGCTGCATTGGTTTGTAAAGCTTGGGTGAATTTTGATGGTCAAAATTCCGCATCATCAATGATTAGAGATTCGCAAAATATTACTAGTATAAGTGACAACGGAACAGGTAGTTATAACGTTAATTTTCCAAGTTTGGGAGATGCTAATTATTGCACTGTTGGCTCACATAATATTCAATCAGTAAATAATAGATGTTGGGGAACTGATAATAGTAATTATTCAGCTACTTCTTGTAGGGTTACTATTGAAGATCCCAATCAGAGTTACAATACAGGATCAAGTAGAGTAGACAATGATCGTATATGCCTTGCATTTTTCACTTAAAATGCTGATAATATAAGCAAAAGGTATCAAATTTATGGCTAATTCGGATTCTAAAATTGTGTATTTAAACCCAGAAAATGAAGGAGGTATATGTATTATAACGCCAACAGATAATTGTATAAATCCAGATACAGGTAATTTATTTACACTCGAAGAAATTGCTAAAAAAGATGTGCCTACTGGTGCTAAATATAAGATAATACCTGTAGCTGACGTTCCAACTGACCGATCTTTTAGAGATGCTTGGACTGTTAATGAATCAAACCTTACAGATGGAGTAGGAGCATGAGTATTATTTCAACAGACATGACAAAAGCAAAAGCAATTCATAAGGATAAAATTAGATATTACAGAACTGCAAAATTTCAAGAACTTGATGTTGAATATCAAAGAGCTATAGAAGCTGATGATGCTACGAAAAAATCAGAAGTAGCCACAAAGAAACAGGCACTTAGAGATGCCCCTGCTGACAGTGCTATAGATGCTGCAACAACTGAAGCAGAATTAAAAGCTCAGTGGAATACAACTATTCTTGGTGATTCTCCTTACATCTAATGGCTATTACACCTGGCACATATAATATGACGATCCAAAGAAGATCGGATCATAATATACAGCTTGTTTTTAAAGATTCTGAAAACAATGCAATTTCATTAAATGGATATACTGTTGAGGCTCAAGTTTGGGAAGAAACAAGAAAATTTAAGTTTGCAGATTTTGCAGTTACATATACTAATAGGGGAACAGGGACAGTTGATCTTGCCCTGACAGATACTCAAACAGCTACATTTACTCCAAGTTTATTGAAATATGATGTATTACTGACTGATCCTAACGGTCTTAAGGAGTATTATTTAGAAGGTAATATAACTATGAGTGAGGGCTACACTGCATGACTTCAGTTAACATTACTACCACTAAAAATACAGTTACAGTAAATGAAGGAGACACAACTGTTGTAACTGTTGTAACAAGAGGCCCAGCAGGGCCAACATTTTCATTGAGTGGTTTAACACTTGATGATTCTGGTAAAGTTGATGATTCAGTGGTGTACTTTGATTCATCTAGTGGTACATTTAAAGCAGATGCTACAACAACCAAACTAACACTTGTCGATGGAGGGAATTTCTGATGGCCAACACAGTACGCATAAAAAGATCTACGGGATCATCAGCACCTACAAGTCTTGCAAATGCTGAGTTAGCTTTTGCTGAAGGCAGTAAAAAACTCTTTATTGGTATTGGAACGGGTGGAGCAGGAGGTTCTGCAACAAGTATTGAAGCTATTGGTGGTTCTGGTAGTTTTGCCGATTTATTTACAAGTAGAACACAAAATACATTTTTAGCTGCACCAAATGGTAGAAGTGACGCTGCACCAACATTTAGGGCATTAGTTTCAGATGATATTCCTTCGTTAGCTCATACTAAGATAAGTGATTTCGATGCTGGTGTAAGAACAAATAGATTAGACCAGATGACTGCACCTACTGGCTCTGTGTCATTAAATAGTCAGACAATAACAAACCTAGCTGACCCGGTAAATACACAAGATGCAGCGACCCGTGGCTTCGTTGAGGCTACTTCACAAGGTTTGGATGTAAAAGATTCATGTGTAGCAGCAACAACAGGAAACATAACAATATCAACTGCACTGAATAATGGAGACACGCTTGATGGTGTATCTCTTTCAACAAATGACAGAGTATTAGTTAAAGACCAAAGTACTTCAAGCGAGAACGGTATCTACGTTGTTGGGTCTTCACCAGCAAGGGCTGTTGACTTAGCTGCTGGTTCTGATGCCGCTGGTATGTTTACATTTATTGAACAAGGAACTGTAAATGCCGATAACGGCTTTGTTTGCACTAGCAACAAGGGATCAGCGGTTGTGGGGACTAATAACCTTACTTTTGCTCAGTTTTCAGGCGCAGGGCAGATCACGACAGCAGATGGTTTGCAAAAATCAGGAAATACAATATCTGTTGACCTAAAAGCAAATGGTGGACTTGTTATTGAATCTGCTGAAATTGCTCTTGATCTTGCTGCTAGTTCTATAACAGGAACTTTACCAGTAACGAAATTAACCAGTTTGACATCTACTGTGACAGAGTTGAACGTGCTTGATGGCATTACTGCAACAACTACAGAATTAAATTTGATGGATGGTGGTACTTCAGCTACTTCAACAACTCTGGCAGCTGCTGACCGTTTTGTATGTAATGATGCGGGAGTAATGAAACAAGTTGCCCTTTCAGACCTTGTGACTTTCCTTGAAAACGAAAGTGTATCAGGTTTTAACATAGATGGTGGTAGTTATTAAATTTAGCCACAGGAGGTAAAGGCCAATGGCTAATGAAATCAAACTAAAAAGAGGAAGCGGTAGCGATCCAACTGCTAGTGATCTGGCTATAGGCGAACCCGCCATCAGAACTGATACAGGCGAAATATTTTTAAAAAAAGACGACAATTCAGTAGCAAAAATATCTGGAGGTGGGATAAGTGATGGAGACAAAGGAGATATTACGGTATCTGGTTCTGGCTCAAGCTTTACAATAGATAACGGAGTTATTACTGATGCAAAAGTCGCTTCTAATGCTGCTATAAGTGCTAGCAAAATATCAGGAGTAATGCCAACTACAGGTGGATCGTTTACAGGTAATGTTTCCATATCTGATAATGCAATTGAGTTTGATAGCGATTCTGGTAATACCAATAAAGTTTCTCTGCAAGGCCCAAGTAGCTTAAGTTCAAATGTTACTCTTACATTGCCTAATACTGACGGAACTAATGGTCAAGCACTAAAAACAGATGGCAGTGGAAATTTAAGTTTTGGTAATATTGCTTTTTCAGAAGCAAATCAAGTTATTGGTTTACATGACCAAACAACTAACAAAGTACAAAGACTTCTGGCTAGTGGAGAGGGTGTAACAGTTCAAGGAACATCTGCTTCTGTTAGTAAGTTGATGTTTAGAGATAGAACAACAGCTAATTTTTTAAAATTTAAACCTGTTGATACTTTGTCTGCTGATGTTGAATTTACTTTACCTTCTGCTGATGGATCTTCTGGTACAGCTTTAGTCACGAACGGAAGTGGTGTTCTATCTTTTAGTGGCCCTTTTATGCCTTTATCTGGTGGTACTTTTGTTGATGATGTAATCTTTGCTGGAACAAATTACAACGCTACATGGGATAAATCAGCCAATATCTTTAGATTTAACGATGATGCAAAAATTGCGGTTGGAACTGGAACTGGTAATGACATGGAGATATTCCATGAAAGCACTTCAAATGTAAATGAAATTAGAGCCATAGACGGAGAAATACATATTCAAGCTGATAACTTCATGCTTATTAGTGATGATACTGCTGGAAGAGCTATTTATTTAGATAATTCAAGTGGTCATTTAGAACTAGGATTTGATGGAAACCATTGTGTTCATATAAATGGTAACCAAACTGAATTTGTTAAGGATGTAAAATTTGATGGGTCTATTGCTGGAAGAGATATAACTTTTGATAGAGCAAATTGTTTTCTTGAGTTTGCCGATGATGTTAAAGCATTATTTGGAACTGATAGTGATTTAGAAATATTTAATGACAATTCAGACTCATATATCAGTAATACAAGTGACACAGATTTAATTATCAGAAATTTAGGTAATGCTGGGATACAAATTAAACCACAAAATAGTTATCCAGTAGAACTTTTCTTTAATGCCAATAAAAAATTAGAAACCACAAGTTCGGGTGTCAGCGTAACAGGTAATTTCTCTGCAACAGGAAATGTGTCTGGAGCAGCTTTAAGTGGTTCAAGTCTTCTTATAACTTCTACAAATCCAAAAATAGAATTAACAGACAGTGATGGAGATGATTACAGCATAGATATTAATGGCGGTATTCTTAGAATTAAAGATGAGACTGCTTCATCAGCAACAAGATTTTCTATTGGAACTACTGGAGATACAACTATACATCGTCATTGTTCTGTTTCTCTTAACCTTTCTGTAGCTGGAACAACTACTTCCACTGGAAACATATCTGGCCCTTTACTAAGCATTACAGGCGATAGTTCTGAATCTGGTACTGATGATGGAGTAATTCTTATAAATTCTGCTGGTGGAACAAATAGTGATTTTTCAAGAATTAGACAAGTTGATTCTGATAATACTTTTCTAATTGAAAATAAAGCTAGTGGCTCTTATGAATCAATCTTTAAGGGTAATTCAAATCGAGGTGCAGAATTACACTACCAGGGAAGTAAAAAGCTAGAAACTTCAAGTTCGGGTGTCAGCGTAACAGGGAATATTACAGCAAGTGGAGATGCGACTTTTAATGGTGGAGATGTAACAATATCAAGCACCGCACCTAGATTATTCCTTACTGACACTAATAATAATTCTGATTTTAGGATTGCTGTAGAAGGCGGTAATTTTTTAATTGAAGATACTAGTAACTCTAACGCTGACAGATTTGTTATAGATTCTTCAGGAAATATTACTGCTGGTGGATCAATAACAGCAAGTGGAGGATTTAGTGGATCTGGTGCATCTCTTACAAGTTTAAACGCAAGCAATATTTCATCTGGTACGATCCCAGCAGCTAGGGTAGGAGATATTTCTGGAAACGCTGCAAGTTCAGATACTATAGATGTTACGGGAAAAAATGATAGTGTCACATATTACCCAACATTTGTAAATAATAGTGGATCTGGTAAAGATCTCTACATGGATAATAATGGGTCTTTAAACTATAATCCCAGTACTAATGTTTTAACTTCTGGTACATTTAGTGGAACTCATAGTGGTAATGGATCAGCTTTAACTAGTGTTAATGCAGCAACTTTAGATGGTATTGACTCAAGCCAGTTTGTAAGGTCAGATGCAAGTGATAACTTAACTGGTGCTACTTATACATTTAATTCATCTAATGATGAAAAAATTATACTTTCTGGTACAAATAATCCTTATATAAGATGGCGACAAGGCACTACTGATAAAGCTTTTGTTCAATGGAACGATCACTACGGCGCACTCCGATTAGGAAATACAGAAGATGGTTCAGAATTATTAGTTAGTGATGGTCTATCGTTTAGTCAAGATGGATCTACTTTTTATAGTGTTTGGCACGCAGGTAATGACGGTGCTGGCAGTGGATTGGATGCTGACACAGTAGACGGTTTCCAAGCTAGTCAGTTTTTAAGATCAGATAATAGTGGTAGTTTATCAGGCACTTTAACAGTATCAACAATATTAGCAGATTCAGCGATAAGCGTTGGCTCTAGTGCTAAATTGCAAGTAAATGGATTTCAGAGGACAGGACCAGTAGGAATCCATGAAGGTGGTACTGGTAGTACTCTGGGTTCAAGTAATAATTGGCTAAGTAATCACAGTGGTACTTTGTACTGGGGTGGTGGTGCTTCTACTAGTGATGGTAAAGTCTGGACTTCAGCTAATGACGGCTCTGGCAGTGGATTGGATGCTGACACTTTAGATGGTCTACATATCACTTCAAGTAATTACAATAGTTCAGCAAATGGAATTGTAAGAACTGGTCCCAATGGTTATTTAGGTACTGGATGGATCTATTCAGTTTCAGGTGATACTGGTACAGGATCGGATTGTGTAAGATTTTATGCTTCTCAAGATAGTTTTATAAGATACATAGATTTAGCTAGTATGCGTTCTGTAATGAATGTAAGTGCTAGATCAGGTGCTTTCTCTGGAAGAGAAGACCGTACATCCGACCAAAACTATTGGGTAGGCTCAATGGGTTGGGGTAACGATAACTTCAATAGCACAGTTTTTGGTTGGGGTTCTGGTTTCCTTGATGTATGGGGTGATCCAACTGGAGAACCTTCTGGCTCATCACATTGGCTCGGTATGCAAGCCATGCACTATAGCAATGGTAGTAGTAATCATTATGGATTTAGAATTGTTTGCGGTAATGCTAACCCTTACAATCTTTATGTAGGAGGTCAATGGGGTAGTACTACTTATAATTGGGTAAAGCTTTGGAACGAAGATAATGACGGCTCTGGCAGTGGGCTAGATGCTGACAAAGTAGATGGAATACAAGCTGCTGATTTTTTAAGGTCAGATATAAATGACACAGCAAGCGGAGATATTACGTTTGCTGGTGGTGGTGGTGCTGTAACTATTAATGGGGGTAGTGATATTGCTTTATTAGATGGAAACTGGACAGGCAACCATACGAAAATTCAACATCACTCAGGTAATTTATATATTGTTGGGGGTACGAATGGAATAGTATTTAGAGAAGGTGGTACTGATAGAGTACAAATTGATGGAAGTGGACATCTTCAGCCAACTTCAAATAATACTTATAATTTAGGTGGTCCTTATAATAGATGGGCAAACTTATACATCAATGATATGCACTTTGCAAACTCGGCTGAAAACCCAAACAAGGTTGATGGCACTTGGGGAGATTGGACTTTACAAGAAGGAGAAGATCAGGTTTATATGTTGAATAATAGAAATGGTAAAAAGTACAAAATGAATCTAACGGAGGTTAGCTAATGGCAATTACAAAAACTTGGTCTATAACAGATCTTGAAAGAGAAACATCAGACAATTATGTTTGTTATGCACATTGGAAACTCACTGGAACGGAAGATGGTAAAAGCGTTGAAACAGTTGGTAGAACTTTTTTAGATCGACCTGATACTTTAGTTGATTATGCTTCATTAACTGAGGAAACAGTTTTAGGTTGGGTAAAAGCAAAAATAAATGCAGACTATATTGTGCCAGCAGGCAATGAAGGAACAACTGGAGTAGGAGTAATTGAAGCGGATATAGATTTTAAGATGGCAGCACTTAATGTGCCAGAAACCGCAACTGGTAAACCTTTCTAAGTATTGCTAGTATAAAAAGAAAAAACTATGCAAGCTATTACTGAAAAACAAATCCTTGAGTGGAAAGAGGAACTTGATAAGCAAGTTAAAACAAGAGATCATGCTCAAAAGGTACTACTTGAAGCAGAACATAATATTAAGGTTTTGTCGGGCGGTATTCAGTTTGGGGAACTTGCCTTGAAAAAGATCGAGTCATCAGACCAGCCATCAGATATAGTGGAGCCAAGCCCACAATCAGAAAAAGCACCATTAAAGAAATAGGTGCTAAAGCCTTTATTAATGCTTCTTTAAACATATGTATAGAAAAATTCTAGATGCTATTACTATCGTATCTGCAATTCTTGTCCTAGGAATTATTGGCGGTGGTTTCTTTACATACAAGTATGTAACTGGAGATAAATTTCAAAAACAAATGATGGATAAAGTTCTTGAAGGTGTTGGGGGCATGATGCCTAAAGTTCTTGATAATTCTCTTCCAAAAATGACAGGCCCATCAATTCCATTACCAGAAAAAATAAAGCTATAGTGAATTGTTGGCATTGTAAAACTGAACTTATATGGGGTGGTGATCATGATATGGATGGTGATGATTATCCATTAAAATCGACTGAATATAGTATGATCACTAATCTTTCTTGTCCTAAATGCTTTTCATTTGTAGAAGTATATAAAAGAAGAGATGCCTACGATTAATACAATTCCTAACGCAGCAATACCACGCATTCCAGTAATAGAAATACCTGTAGAGCAGTCATTACCAAATACAATTCATGTAACTAGAACTTTACCTCCGGCGTTATCAATGCCTTGCGTAACGCTAAGAAATGATGGAACAAAAAATACTCAATTATTTATAGATGACCCTAGCGGTAACAGGTTGGTATGTCCGATCCCTTCATATGTACCTCTACAATACGACAAAAAAAAGATACAACTTGTAGAAGAAAAAAAACCTCCAACTAATGTAGAACCTCCAGAGGCTGATGTAGAGCAACCAGAAGTTCCTAACGTGCCACCAGAAAAACCACCTTGTCCAGACCCTAAAAAAAATAATCCAAGGATAGGAGATTTAAATGCAAAAGGAACAGAAAAAGTTGTTGGGTTTGAATGGGTAGAAGAAACAAAAGAATGTGTAGTGCAGTATGAACCTACAACAATAGTCGAGAAATATCTTCCGAGCATAAATACAGTATCGACAACATTTGCTATAACAGTTGTAGCAACAACAGCAGCAACTCTTACACCAATATTAAATAGAGTACTTAAACCTTTATTTAAGCAAGCTATAGGTAAAGTCAAAAAAGCTATAGGTAAAAAGGGTACAAAGTTTTCTGGTAAAAAACCTATGAAAAGCAAAATTAACAAGGTATAAACATAAGCAGACTTTTTTACAAGCTGCTTACAGACGATTCTGAAGGGGCATTTTTATGGCTTTTTCTCAATTTTATGGGTATGTGACTCAAATTCCAACATTTCTATGTCTTCGCATAATTTCGCCATAGGTGTACCCTCTTTAAACCTAATCCCATTCTTGTAATTGTCGTGACACGTTTTTGCCCTTGACATTTCAAAATTGAGGCGCTTTGCTGCTAGTGATGCCTCATATAATTCGTTTTGTTTTTCCATTGCTTTGCGACATTGTCTTATCGGCTCTCGATCTAATGGAATACTAAAAGTAGCAGTTATTCCTCCGTTAATAGATACATTAGATTGTTTCTGACCTGTTCTTACTTTTTCAAAATATAATATCTCACCTCTATAACCAGCATCAACATCTCCATCTCCTATTGGTTGACCTTCATCATCAAAATCACCTTCTATATCTTTTCTACTGTAGATGGGTCTATCAAAATGAGTTTCGTATGGGGTGGCAAATCCATAGGTTGTAGAGACAAACGGCGAAATATTGAGGGTAGCCCCCTGACATTGAATAGTATTCATCTGGTAATTAAAATTCCTAGAAGGTACTACTTGTACAGCCTGGTTAACAACACTTCCAGACGAATTACTGGTCGTATTGACAGAATTTGCAAAGACAGGATTATTAAGTAAAAGGAGCAAACATAAATATCTCTTCATTGGCTAAACGTACTGGTTGTGTCAGTTACATTTTCTACCTGGGTAGTCCTAATGATATGGGTGTAATTCGTAATACCCGGCGCTTCAAGAGTTTCATAGTATTGAAAGCTTTCGCCTTCATTTACGATTGAAAATGTAGGCTTGTTATCTAAATTAGGTGATACATAAGTAGTTCCTGTTCCTTGTATCGTTGTATTTAATTTTGTCCATCCTTCTGGAGCTACATTACCTGTTGAACTTTTCACGTTCTCGCCACCTACTGTTAGTTGATACCCATTATTTATATCAAAGCTTTTTATATCCTCAACGACAGTACTCTTGGTTTCTGACCTTTGAGTAAGTACACCTTGGTTAAAATTAGGAATCACACTATTAGCATATACAGGTGCGCTAAGAAAACTTAGCAGAATGGCATACCTATACATAACCTCACCTAATCAACTACTAATGTAGAGGTAATTTGACCAAGTGCCTCAGTATTGTGGCCTCCGGCTGTTAGTGTGACCGCACCGGCTGATGTGACTGTTCCGGCAAGATCCCCTGCTACCCCCCCTCCAATACTTGTAACATTATCAGAAAAATTAGGATTAGTACCAGTTGTAACAGCGCTACCCGGTATCGCATCAGCTTGATTATAGGACTGACTAAATGTAAAGCTGTTCCCGGCTGTTTTCTGGGTTACTGTAATAGATGGAGCAGTAGCTACACCACTTGAGACATTTAATGATCCTAATCCATCACTAACTGTTTGCCCTGCTGCGGTAGTGTAACTTGTATCCACTCCAGAACCGCTGATGCTATAACTATTACCAAGTCTTGAAGAAGTTGTACTTGCGCCTCCTACTGTAAGTTTTGTAGAGGCCGTGATGCTATGAGAGAGATCTGCGTAGCTTGGGGTTGCTGCCGTTAGCGCAAAGAAAAACGGAAGAAGCTTTTTCATTTGTTTGGTTTTGGATCGATTACTTCAGCACCTT